GTCCGGCACCACCTTGATCGCGGCCGAGACCACGGGGCGGGTCTGCTACGGGATCGAGTTGAACCCGGCTTACGTCGATGTGGCAGTCGAGCGGTGGCAGGCGTTCACTGGCCAATCTGCAGTGCTTGAAGGTGCTGAGACGTCTTTTGCCGAACTGAATGTTGAGCGCAGACGCCCGAGTGATGCGGCATGAGCCAGTCGCGTAAGGTATCGCTGGTGGAAGCGGCGACCAATGTTGCCGTAGGCTATGGGTTGGCAATCGTCACCCAGATCATCGTCTTCCCGTGGTTCGGCATAGAGGCTGCGCTAGAGGATCATCTCGCTATCGGTCTGGCATTTGTGATCGTATCTTTGACCCGCGCATATGCGCTGCGTCGCCTGTTTGATCGAATTGCAGTGGGTGGCCTTTCGCGGCATGATCCAAGGGATGACAGCGCCCGATAAGCCAGAGAGCAACGCGATTCCTGCCAGCCCGGCGGGTGGCACTGGTGCGCAGCGCCGGCTTTTGCCGCAGGATCTGGGCCGCGCCTTGCAATATGCGTCAGATGAGGAATTGAAAGAACTGCGGTTGGCCGTCCAGCAGGAAATGAAACGCCGAAATTTGCCACTTGATCCTAGTCATGAGGCTGCGGTTAAAAACAAACCGTCCAAAGCGGATAATTCAGGCCATGATTTGACAGGTTCCCAGATCAGCCTTGTGCGGGCATCGATCCAAGCAGGGGTCAAGCCCGCTGTCCTCGCACGACAATTCGGCATCAGCTTGGCAGCCATTCGGGCAGTCTTGGCGCAGCGGTGACGTGAGCTCTTGATAAACATGGTTGCTGTTGTGCGGAATGGTCCGCTGTTGTTGGTCTGACAAAATGTCAGATACCATCGGCACCTGTGATTGACCAAAAACAACCCTGGTGGTTTATGCGCCGCATCACCATTGGGGGAAGATGATGACAAAACCTGCGCAGGATATCCGTGATCGACTGGCCAAATTGGAAGCTTTGTTTGCCCGCGGGGCGACAGAGGGAGAACGGGCTGCGGCGGGGGCTGCGCTGGAACGGATGCAAGCCCGTCTGGATCTTGGCGGCGGCGGCACGTCTAAAGCGGAGCCTGAGATTGAGATGCAATACTCGCTCCCCGACGTTTGGGCGGTCAAACTGTTCGTAGCCCTTTGTCGAAAGCATGGGGTCAAACCCTACCGCTATCCCCGACAGCGGCGAACGACAGTCATGGTGCGGGTGCGCAAAGCGGAATTTGAGCACACGATTGCCGCCGAGTTCCAGAGCTTGCACCGTGAGTTGACCGGATATTTCAGCGAAATGGTGGAGCACCTTATCGCGAACGTCATGCAATCAGATGGTGACGATGAGACATTGGAGCAGCGCCAAATCGCACAATAGGCCCTGCCAGTGTGCGTTATCAGGGGGCGGTTATTTTGTAAGCTCTACCGCGCCCATCAATCTTTTTAGATGTTATGGTTAGCCCGAGCTTCTTTTTGAGCACGCCCGAGAGGACGCCGCGCGATGTATGCGGTTGCCAACCAAGTGTGGTGGCGATCTCGGCAATCGTTGCGCCGCCTTCGGCTTGCAGCATCGCAATCAAGACAGCCTGTTTGCTGCCGTGGTGCTGGTGGTCAGGTCTCCCATCGTGATGTTGAGCGGTTGCTTGGGCCTTGGGGGCTTTGGTGATGCCCAGCACAACTTGCGCCGTCGTCGTTGCGCGCAGGGTAACCGGCCCGCGCTGTTCGTCGTGCCGATAAACAGTGTTGTGGTCGGTGGCGACAACTTCTTCGATCAGCCCGTGCTTGAGCAGACTCTTGCAAACATTGCCAACGGCACCCCCTTTGAGTTTGGCGGTGACGGGAAAAACCAGCCCGTCCTCGCGGTCGCATGCGGTTGACAGGATAGCGGTTTGGGCTGGGGACAGCTGAACATGGAACATTGGTATCTCCGGTTTGGCTCTGCGCTTTTTGCGTGGGCTTCTACCGGTAAAAGCCCACCGTATGGGCGGGTAGTGTTGTGAGGATCGCGACCTGTCAGTCGGTCTTGGCCATCGCGGCCGCGATGTTGAAATGCTCAACCCAACCAGCGTCCTGCCAGAGATAGAGATGGCTGAGTTCGCAGGTTGGCAGTGGCAGAATGCGCGGCGCGCGCGGTGGCTCAAAACAGTCAAGCTTGTCTGCGCGGACCAGGCGGATTTCGCGGGCGGCAAGAATGTCTTCGGGAGTCCAAGGGGCCAGCGCAGCCAGCATGTGGCTGGGGTAGCCGTCAAAGTGAACATAAACATGGGCCCATTCCTTGGGCCCCGTTTGGATGGCGATCTGTGCGCGGGTGCTCATGTTGCCCTCCGTCAAATCAGCTTAAGGTCAGCCAGCACGGCGCTAGCGGCAGCAAGCTGGGTGGTGGGCAGTTCAATTTTTAGATGCGAGATCACGTCCGAGGCTTCGGCGGCAATGCCGTCCTCGCGCAGTGCTGCCTCGATGGCGGCGGCCACGGCGTCAGGGCGGGAGCGATCAAACTGATCAGGCAGTGCGGCATAATCAATGCGGATAGTTGTTGTGGCGGTCATGGTGTGGCCTTTCAGTTTTGCTGGTCAATCATGGCAAGAATGGCGATCGCCATCCCGCCGAGCTAGTTCGCTGCGGCGAAACACGATGTCGTCGATCTCGTTCGCGGTGGTGATGCTGGCATCGACCGCAAGGTCGGCGGCCATGTGGGGCAGCAGGCGGTGGGCCTCAGCGTTGTAGCGTTCTGCGATGGTCATGTGCGGGCCCTCTGGCTGCGTCGGTTGATGTAATCAGCTTCGCTCTAATCAGGCGTTCTATCCAGTCTAATCGCAGCAATTACATGGCTTTAATCGGGGCGTTAGGATCACTTCATGTCAGCGGCAACCCAACCCATCGGCGTGATTGCGAAGCTGCTTGATCTGTCAGAACGGCGGGTCCAACAGCTGAGCCGGGAGGGGGTGATCCCCAAGGCGGAGCGTGGCCAGTATGATCTGATCGGGTCGGTGCGCGGCTATGTGCGCTACCTGCGCGATCAGGCGTTAAAAGCGCAGGCCGGTGCGCCCGACTATATGGCAGAGCGTGCACGGTTTATCCGAGCGCGCGCTGATCTGTCCGAAATGGAAGCAGAGGAAAAGCGCAGGTCGCTGATCGCAGCCGACCAGATCGAGGCTGCTTGGATTGCCGTGCTCGCACTTCTAAGAACCCGCCTGTTGTCGCTGCCGGACCGGCTGGCCCCGCAGGCATTTGACCAACCAACCGTCGGAGACACCCGGAACCTGATCCGTGCCGCCATCCGCGAGGTGCTAGATGATCTCGCGCAACCAGACGTCCAACTCGAAGCTGATCTTGAGCTTGCGGGGATCCCCGATCCTGAAGCGGACGGTGGCAAGGGCACTGGCGGTGCTGCGACCACCGCCGGACCTGACGATCAGTGACTGGGCGGATCAGAACCGGCGGCTGAGTTCTGAAGCCAGCGCCGAACCCGGCCAGTGGCGTACGAGCCGTGCGGAATACCAACGCGGGATCATGGATGCGATCTCTGACCCGGCGGCGGAAACCGTTGTGATCATGTCCAGCAGCCAAATTGGCAAATCGGAGTCGCTTTTAAACATGGTTGGCTACCACATCGACCACGACCCGGCACCGATCATGGTGGTGATGCCAACGGAGCGCGATGCTGAAACCTGGTCAAAGGACCGCTTCTCGCCGATGGCGCGGGACACCCCGTGTTTGCAGAATAAGATCGCCAATCCCAAATCACGCGATGGCAACAACAAGATCCTGCACAAGCGCTTTCCTGGCGGCCATCTGACCATCGTAGGCGCCAACGCGCCCTCAGGCCTGGCCAGCCGCCCGATCCGGCTCCTGCTGTGCGACGAGGTGGACCGCTATCCGTTCAGCGCGGGTGCGGAGGGTGATCCAGTCAATTTGGCGCGCAAACGGACAGTGACATTCTGGAACCGCAAGATCGTGCTGGTCTCGACGCCGACGAACAAGGGCGCGAGCCGGATTGAGACAGCGTTTGAGGAAAGTGACCAGCGCCGGTTCTGGGTGCCGTGCCCGGCATGTGGGGTGGAGCAGATCCTGACCTGGCCGCAGGTACGTTGGGACAAGGGTGAAGACGGCAGCCACAAGCCGGACACCGCGCGGTATCATTGCGTGGAATGTGATGCAGCTTGGCGCGACGAGACCCGCTGGGCGTCAGTTTCAAAAGGGCACTGGGTAGCAGAGGAACCCTTCGCGGGTACGGCCGGGTTCCACCTCAACGAGATTTATTCACCATGGGTCCGGTTGGCGGCGATGGTCAAAACCTTCCTGTCAGCGCGCGCTGGTGGGGATGACATGATGAAGACCTTCATCAACACCTCGCTGGGCGAGACATGGATGGAAAGCGGTGAGGCACCCGACTGGCAGCGCTTGCAGGGGCAGAAGGAAGAGTGGACACCCGGCACTGTGCCCGCGGGTGGATTGTTCCTGACCGCCGGTGCGGATGTGCAGAAAGACCGGATCGAGGTTGATGTCTGGGCCTGGGGGCGCGGCCTGCAAAGCTGGCTTATTGATCATGTGGTGATCGAGGGTGGCCCTGGCGATCCGGCATGCTGGCAGAAACTCTCTGAGCTTCTGGGACGAACATGGGCCCATCCCAGCGGCCAGCACCTCGCAATCGCCAAGCTGGCCATAGACACCGGCTATGAGACCAGCGCTGTCTATGCCTGGGCACGGCAGGTCGGCTTTGGCCAGGTCGCACCGGTCAAGGGTCTTGAGGGGTTCAATCGCGCCAGCCCGGTGACAGGGCCGACCTTTGTCGACGCAACGATCGGCGGCAAGCGTCTGCGGCGCGGTGCGCGTTTGTGGTCTGTGGCAACCTCAACGTTCAAGGCCGAAACCTATCGCTTCCTGCGGCAGGACCGTCCGACGCCGGAGGAAATCACCGGCGGTGCTTCGTTCCCCGCGGGAACGGTGCATCTGCCCAGCTGGGCAGACAGCGAATGGCTCAAGCAGCTGACTGCGGAACAGCTGGTCACGGTCAAGAACAAGCGCGGATTTTCAAAACTCGAATGGCAAAAGCTGCGCGAGCGCAACGAGGCGTTGGATTGCCGGGTTTATGCGCGGGCTGCCGCGTGGATCGCAGGAGCCGACCGGTGGTCGGAAGCACGGTGGGCGGAGTTGGAGCGGCAGCTAGCGGTGGAAGCTGGCGGACCAGCAGGTGATGCAGTTGCGAAACCAACGCCGCGTCCGTCAGCGCGGCGGCGAACAATGCGATCAACTTATATGGGGTGATTAATGGCCACTATTGCTGACCTTCGCGCCCGCCGCGAGGCTTTATCTACCCAGCGATCCTCCGGAGTCGCCCGCGTCAGCTATGACGGCAAGACCGTTGATTACCGCAGCGTGGCGGAGATCGACCGGGCCATCGAGGCGCTGGATCGCGAAATCGCCACACTCGAGGGGCGGCGCATCGTCAGGCAGGTGCGCATCACCACATCCAAGGGGCTGTAATCCATGGGGCTGTTTGACAGGTTTCGCCGTCCCGCGCGAGGGGTCGGCCCGGCAGCCGTGCGTGCGCGTCTTGAGGGGGCGATGTCACAACGCCGGTTGCGAAGCTGGAACCCGCCACTGGAAAACATTAACTCGCTGGTGGCCTCAGGTGGACCGCGCCTTTTGGCGCGTGCAAGGGAACTGGTGGTGACCAATGGCTATGCGGGAAATGCCTGTGAGGCCTTTGCGTCAAATATTGTCGGCGACGGTATCAAGCCCTCGTCGCTGATTGAGGATGCAGGCCTTCGGGACCGTGTTCAGCGGCTGTGGCTTGCCTGGACGGACGAGGCCGATGCTGACGGGCTGACGGATTTTTTATGGGTTGCAGGCCATGGTGGCGCGCGAGATGTTTGTCGCGGGCGAGTGCTTTGTGCGCTTACGGCCACGGCGGGCCGAGGATGGCTTGCTTGTCCCACTGCAGATGCAGCTTTTGCAATCGGAGATGCTGCCGTTTGAGAAGACGGACATGGCCGCAAATGGCAATCGCATCCGCTGCGGGATCGAGTTTGACCTGATCGGACGGCGGGTAGCCTATCACTTCCGCCGCAGCCATCCGGGTGACAGCACGGATCAGCGTGTCGCCGTGCCCGAAACGGTGCGCGTGGCGGCCGAGGATGTGCTGCACATCTACCGCCCCATCGATGCGGGCCAGATCCGGGGCCTGCCGCATGTGGCACCCGCAATGGTACGGCTGTTCTTGCTCGATCAGTATGATGACGCAGAACTTGACCGTAAGAAGACCGCAGCAATGTTCGCAGGCTTCATCACCAAGACAGCACCCGAAGACCCGATGATGGGCGAGAGTGAGGCGGACCTTGATGGCGCAGCGATGGCGAGCCTTGAGCCTGGCACGATGCAGGTCTTGCTGCCCGGTGAGGATGTGAAGTTCTCCAGCCCCGCTGATGTGGGTGGCGGCTATGAAGCGTTCCAGTATCGCACGTTGCTGGCTGTCTCGGCCTCATTGGGCTTGCCGTACCATCTGGTGACTGGTGATGTGCGCCAGGCGAACTATTCCAGCTTACGCGCGGAACTGGTGGAGTTTCGCCGCCGCGTACAGCAGCTGCAACACGGAGTAATCGCATATCAGCTCTGCCGGCCCGTCTGGGCGCGCTGGCTGGAAGCGGCGCAACTGGTAGGTCGATTGGATCTGCCTGATCCGGCGGCTGCGCGCATGGTGCAATGGATCCCGCCACGCTGGGATTGGGTCGATCCGCTGAAGGACATTCAGGCACAGGTGCTGGCGATGGAGGCCGGCATCACATCGCGGCGCAAGGTGGTGGAAGCCACCGGCTACGACGTGGAAGAGGTCGACCGCGAAAACGCAGCCGATGCCGCGCGCACCAAGCAGCTGGGGCTCGTCTACCGCACCAGCCCCGGAGAGACGCAAGGCGCGCGGGCTACACCGGCGCGGCGTCCTGATCCGGATGATGGAGCAGACGATGGGGCAGACCAAAACAATGGCGATGACGCGGCAGCGACCGGGCCCGCCTCCAATCAGGAGTGACACCATGAAGAGTTGGTACACCATCCGCGCCCGGGCTTTGGGCGCGGAAGTGCTGATCTATGACGAAATCGGCGCCTACGGCGTCAGCGCCAAGGGCTTTTTGGCCGAGCTGGGCGCGCTGCCGGATGACGCGCCGATTGATCTGCGCCTCAACAGCCCCGGCGGGTCAGTCTTTGATGCGGTTGCAATCTTCAATGCACTGAGCCGTCATGCAGGCCATATCACTGTCTGGATCGATGGCATCGCTGCCTCGGCCGCAAGCTACATCGCTATGGCGGGCGATGAGATCGTCATGCCGGAAAACGCTTTCATGATGATCCATGACCCAAGCGGTATTGTCATGGGCACAGCGGCCGATATGCGCGACATGCGGGGACACTCGATAAGATCGCAGCCAGCATGACACGTGGATATGCGGCGAAAACGGGTAAGCCAGAGGCGGAGATTGCAGCATTGCTCGCCGCAGAGACCTGGTTTGATGCAAAAGATGCATTAGAGGCAGGGCTTGCCACCCGCATGGCAGAGCCGGTGCGTATTGCTGCCAGCTTCAATATTGGCCAGTTCCGTAATGCACCGCCGGAACTGGTTGAGGCGATTGAAGCAGATAGTGCTGCATCGGAGGCCGACATCGCAGCCGCGGACATCGTTGCAGGCGACAACGATGTTGTGGGCAGCGATGTGTTGGCACCCGTACCAGATCCTGCGACCAAGGTTCCCGCCGGGAACGTTGATGTGGTGGACGCAACCGACGATCCATCGTGCTCAAGGGGACAAAGAGAGGGTGTTGCAGACGAAAACACCCTGTCGAGCGGGGCGGAGGGCCGCGTTGCTGCTGCCAACGCAGCACTGGACGCGGCTGCTATCCGCACCGAGGCAATCGCGCATGCCCGAGCGGTCATTGATCTCTGCCGCCTTGCAGGCCAGCCGCAAATGGCAGGACGACTTCTTGAGGACGATGCCAACCTTGATCAGGTGCGCGCAAAGCTTCTGGCCGCCAAGGCCGAAGCCGAGCCGCAGATCACTTCGCATCACCCGCAACCCGGCCCAAACCCGACGACGCGCCCTTGGGGCGATGTCATCGCACGCACCTTTAAACTGAAAGGCTGAAACCATGACCACACTCACTGAGGGCAAACACACAGGTGGCTTCCTGATCTGGGAAGTGCTGCGCGATTACACCCGCGAAACCATCACCCTCGCCTCGGGCGCAGGCAAACTCGCACCCGGCACCGTACTGGGCCGCATCACCACGGGTGGCAAATACACGGGCCTTGCGCCAGCTGCCACGAATGGCAGCCAGAATGCGGCTGGCATCCTTTGGGCTGATGTCGATGCCACCGAAGTTGACGCGCCCGGGGTCGTGATCCTGCGCGGTCCGGCCATCGCGAACCGTCACGAGATCGTTTGGCCTGAGGCCGCAACCGAGGCGCAAATCACCACTGCCACCACGGCTCTGGCCGCGCTTGGCATCATCCTGCGCTGAGCCTGAGCACGGCTTTACCAAAATCCCCAAAACATAAAGGAGGCACCCTGTGGCCACCATGGACATCTTTGAAGGCGACGCCTTCTCCATTATCGAGCTGACCCGCGCACTCGAAAACATCCCCTTCAAACCTGCGATCCTCTCGGGCGCAGGGCTATTCGGCAGCCGCGGTGTGCGCACGCGCAGCGTGATGATCGAAAGTCGGGATGGCACATTGCAGCTGATCCCGTTCTCCGAACGCGGGTCGGCGTTTGAGAGCCAGATCCCCGAGCGGCGAGACATGCGCGCCTTTGTTGTGCGCCAGTTCAAAAAGCAGGATGTGCTCTGGGCCTCGGAAATCCAGGGCATCCGTGATTTTGGCTCGGAAACGGCCGTGCAACAGGTGCAGACCGAGGTGGCGCGCAAGCTGGGGCGGCTGCGCAATGACGCTGAGGCCACGTTTGAGTTCCATCTTTTCAACGGCATTCAGGGCGTGGTGAAGGACCCGCGCGACGGAGCGACGGTGATCAACTACTATACCGAGTTCAACATCACGCCTGCGGCAGAGGTCGACTTCGATCTCGACAACGCCACACCGGGCTCAGGCGCGCTGCGCAAACGCTGCCAGGCGCTGATCGAGAGCGTTGAGGACACACTGGGCGGCCTTGCGGCTGGGGCGGTGCAGCTGCGCGCTGAATGCGGCTCGGCCTTTTTCTCGGACCTCGTGGCCCATAAGGAGGTGCGCGAGACCTATCTCAACACGGCTGCTGCCGCCGATTTGCGGGGCCGCGTTGGTGAAGAGGTCAGCTTTGGCGGTATCACCTTCCGCCGGTATCGCGGTGGCTTGGGCTTTGGCGTGCCGACCGATAAGGCGTATTTCTATCCTGAAGGCGTCGAAGGGCTGTTCGAGATTTACTACGCCCCAGCCGATACGTTCGAGACGGTGAACACGGTGGGCTTGCCGCTTTATGCGCGGATGATCCCGGATAGGGACCGCGACGAATGGGTGCGGCTGGAAATCGAAAGCAACCCGCTGCCGATCTGCACCCGCCCGCAGGTGTTGCGGTCTGCAAAGCGGACGTGATGACAGCCTTTGCGGAGGCGCTTGGGGTGCTGTTCAGCGATCCGAACCTCTCCACCCCGGCGCTTTACCAGCAGGCCGGCATTGGGCCGGAAGTAGCGTTCCGCGTGATGCGCCGCAGCCCTGACCGCATGGTCGAGTTTGGCGCAGCCCGGCTGGTCAGTGACGGCGTGGTTCTGGATGTCCGCATCCGCGATTGTCCTGAACTAGCAGCGGGCGACCGCTTAGAGATCGGGGCGGAGATCTTCTTGGTGCAGGGCACGCCCAAGCGTGATCGTGAGCGGCTGGTCTGGACGGCGGAGCTGCTGCTCTACTGGCCGGACCCGCATGCTGACGTCACAAGCTAAGGGCGGCGGGCGCGCATGATCTGCACACAGATCATTCAAAGACCTTTGGCCTGTGTTACTGCGATCGTGTCGGATCATTTGATGTTTGGGCTGGGCAGTCGCCCATTTGAGATGCTCTTTAGCGCTTTAACAGTACTTTTGAGCCGTAAAGGGCATGCGGGATAGGTTGACGTAAGCCGCTTACACCTTGCCTTATTGCACCCTGTGTTGGAGGTGAAACCTGATGCGCCAAAAGATACGAGAAATACGCTGTCTTTGCGAACAGGGCCAAGAGGTGCTTGTCATCGAATGGGGCTTTGGCGCCTCGCTGACGGATCAGAAATCCAGCCGAGAGTTTCGGTTGGAAGACGGATCACCCGTCAATTACATCGGCAGTGCGTATGAACACTTTTATACAGGGCAAGTCTTTACGCCGGTCTGAACATATTCACCGAGCCTGCCGATCCGATTGGACGCAACC